CTTCGGATGCGCTCACATCGTAATGTGTGTATGATTTTAGTCCGGTGTGGCTTGTCATGCAGTCGAGAGACACGGTTGCGCGTACGCACTCGAGCGGCACTGCTTGAGCCAGGTGAGAACTGGGAAACGTCCAGAGGACGAGTCTTACTCGTTGACTAGGAGGTCAATGGTGCAATGAGTAGGTGTATATTCAAGGCCAGAATGTACACTGGACCGCTAGGCCAGCTTAAGTTAGGAGCGACATGTCAGTCGCGCGAGCGGAAGATTTTGATCCGCAGATCGCTGTGTCCGAGTACGATGGACTTCGACTTCGTTCTGGACTAGATTATCTTGGTCCGTACAGAACTAAGAACCGTCGGTTCGCGGATGCCTTGCGTTGGCTCAGCCGTGCTGTAGTGATACCAGCAGAGGATCATCTGCTAGGCTGGTTGATCGATAAGCACTATTCTGGGCTGGACACAGAAAGGGATAACAGAAGTGTCACCGATCCCAGATGGGTGGAAAAGGGCCTCGATCGATATGGGTGTCCCATTCATGCCACCAAATCAACTGGATTCCAGTCTACCGACAGACGCGGAACTCGAACAGCCAGAATCCGAACCAACCGTCCGCTATCAGAGGCGCACGGACCCGAGGTTTCAGGTTCCAACGCAGTTTCGTTCTCCGTATCGGGAATCGGAGCTTGCTCCTGTCGAAGAGGAGAAAGTTCGCCCGATGCAAGAAGGCATGGGGCCGTACATCGTAACTGGGGATTCGGTTATGCGACCGAGCGACCTGGACCCGACTACGGCGCTTCTGACGGCTCTCACTCTGATCTACAGGGAGCTTCAGATTCCGATGGAACACCTGGGTCTTATGCCCATGCGTTCGTTCGACCGTGGGATACATCCGCTTACATCGCCGCGTTCTCTGCAACGAGAGATGCTACAGGTCGTCCAGAAACAGGGTCACGGCCTTATGCTATGGATGCGCTTGTACGCGATAGGATTGATCCTGTCGCTTATTCTGGCGCTCCTTTCTTCCGTCGCAATGGCGATGTTCTTCAGGCCGGAATGGACTTGGCTAGTCGCATTCTGGAAGGGACTCGCGGTTTCGACCCCTATATGGCTGGTCGTCGCGTTCAGCCTGGGACTTCTGGTCCAAAAACTCGGCTCATATGGATGGCGCCGCTTCCTACGACTATCGTTGGAGGCATGTTTTCAAAGCCTATCGCGGAACAGCTCGAACGGAAGAGACCGTTCGCGTGGGGACTCCACGGAGTGGAAAAGGCAGCGCTGATTCAGGCGCTACAATCCCGATTCAGGTATGTGTACAGCATTGACTTTTCGCGTTTCGATTCGTCGGTGCCTGCGGTTATGATCGCTGATGCTTTCAAAATCGTTCGTCCACTGCTTGACCTGAATGAGGATGAAGAAGAAGTCTGGAAAAGGTACGTCAACGACTTCATTCACTCTCGGCTAATCACCGAAACTGGTGAGATCTTTCAAAAGCACAAGGGCATACCATCTGGTAGTGCTTTCACTAGCATTATCGGATCGGTTGTGAATCTGCTGGTTCTCAACTACGCCTGGACACGTGTAACGGGACACGCGCTAAAAAGAGATCGGGTTCTAGTGCTTGGAGACGATGCAATCGTTGCTTCAAATGCTAGACCCCCACTTGATGAACTGGCGAGAGCCTGTTCTGAGTTGGGGTTTACTCTTAGCGTAGAGAAGAGTCAAATAGCGGACTCTTCGAAAGAAAGTGATGACCCCTATATAAACAGGGTCAACTTCCTTGGGCACTATTGGGTACACGGTTACCCCCGTAGACCAATACATGAAATCCTACTCCGCATGAAGTATCCAGAGAGGCATAAGTTCCGTCCTCGACAGGAATCGCTGATGCGGCAATTCGCATACCTTGCGGATGCGCGTGAGGCGTGGCAAATCCTTAGGTGGAATTATCCACATTCGGACACCATGCTAATGCTTACACATGCGCTGGATGACATAGGTGCAGATGGAGCCGTTGTCGCGGATTATGACCTACCCGGTCAGCTGCGTCTCGCATTGAAGGTATCAGAAACGCACGACCTTGTCATTGAACCAGGAAAAGGCCTGGTACTTGGCATCAC